GTCTTATTATAATCATCATGACTCAATTTATATTTACTTAAAATAAATGACTTTTTGCTTAATGAAGACGAGCATTCTTTGCATTTAGCATACTTATCTTTTAAAGCTGAGGCAGAAAAAAACGATATCTCTTTTTCTATTTTGCAAACCGAGCATTTTAATTTACTTATATTTTCTCTTAAATTAAGGATATGAGTACCACGCTGTAATTTTGATTTTTCTTTTAAGCATGGAATGCATGATAAATCGGTTTGAATTTTGTTTTTTACTGTTCTAACTCTTAGTCTTATATTTTCATAAGATAATGGGCCATGTACTTTACATATTTTTAATGAATAGCCATAATTTTTATTATTTCTTTCATAAATTAATTTTTCTTTAATAAATGAATTTTCTGCTCTAATTTTTCTTTTTAATTTTTTAACGCATTCTTTGCATCGAGTATCACGTTTTTCCGACAGTTTAGATTGTAAATCAAAATTATTAATTGATTTTTCTATGTTACAAATTCTACATATTTTCATTTATCACCCCTCTAGTGAACCTCATAAGGAACCAAGACAACAGAATGAGGTACTCTGCTTTCGGCCGCCGCCTAGTCTTGGTTAAACTTTCATTTAAAATTTACCTCTTTCTCACCTATTTGTTTATTGGGTGGAACATCATCTAGAAAGAATTTTTCAATCCTAGCAATGAAGTCATCCAAATGATTGCACATTCCAATTAATTCTTCTTGCTTATTAATAATATCTTTCATGCAGCCAATCAACGTCTTATGATGTGCGCCAACTGATTCATATTTTCGTGCTAAGTCCCCTTTGTATTTGGATAAAATAGTTAACTCTTCCTGAAGTTTTCTGTCTATTTTCTCATGATGATCCCAAAATAATCGTTGTAAATATTTTTTTTCATTGTCTGTTAAAACTTGATTCATTGATGACATACCTTATTAAATTTGCACATTTTACATTTGAAAAAAAGGGGAGAACCATTAATACGTGGCGGCTCTATAGTAGCACTTTCAATCATTGCAGCCTTAGTTTCTAATCTTTCATAATAGTCTGGATCAAACGTTACAAGCTCATCCGACAAATCGCTATTATCCTTATTTAGTACAAGTATATAAGTACTATGTATGCCGCTCATTCCCATGTAGGACTGCACTTGCGCATAATATTGGAGATTCCAAATCTTAACTCCTTTTTTTACGAAGATATTAAAGCTAGCGTTTTTAGCAGTCTTTATTTCAAGAATGTAATTTTTTTTATTGATTTCAACCAAGGCATCTATATGCCCCCGAAACTCAGAAACAGTGCCTGACTTATAGGTAACATCAAACGTTAACACTTTTATTCCTGCGTTTATCAGCCATTCAATAATTAATCCCTCTAGTCTTTTCCCTATGGCCCAAGTCCGACGAAACTTAGCCGGAACTCCTTGGGCTTCTTCCCCCTTAAACTCATACCAAATCTGTCTTAGACAATCGGAACCAATAATACTGGCCCCGATATAATCCCTTGGTTCATCGGTAACTTGTTCTTGACTCTTTTCTATCAACTTTGTGAGCTTATCTTTATCCATTTAACATCCTAACTCCTAAAACGGGATTTCTTCATCATCCAAGTTATTATTTTGCACATTAGGGTTGCGACTAAAAGCGCTGTCTACCCTCGATGTTTCATGAGAAAATTGGTTGTTTGTATGAGTAACCACTAGCGTAATTCCTGTTTCAGACTTAAACCCTTTAGCATCATGAACCTCTGCTACCCAGTTATATTGACGTCCCTGGTCGTTAGGCTCTGTCTCACGAATCTTAATCCCTGCGATTTTTCCCATGAACACAGACAAATCTTGGTCCGTTGGTTCCCCCGAATGCTTGGGCTTTATATTATAAAGTTGATAGAGAAGCTTTAACATATTTAATGCGCGATGCCTTGTTTTAGCAGGGTCGCGATCGCGTGGATTTCCCCATACCTTTAACTTTTGCTCAACCTTGGCACCCTTAAAGTCACCATCCGTTAACAACCATGAAATGCTTAAATACTTATTGCCGTTATACTCAGCATTAACAAAACTTTCTATTTTAGCTAATGCCATGGTTCCGTCGGGAATCTGTGTAAATGACTTAGCAAACGCATCCGCTGCATTTCCTGTGATCTCACCGAGATCGCTAGACCAAAAATCAGACATAATTATTTTTTCCTTTTTTTATAAAAGGTTTAGTTAAAGCATCAATAGGTTTCATGCCCCTATTTATGCGACTGTATACATTTCCTGAATTTAAATTTAATTTAATACACCATTCCTTTACAGTTAATGAAACTTCGTTTATTTCTACTAATCGATTGTAAGCGTCCTTTTTTATTGCTTGTTCAAATGACAATCCATTCCGATATATTCTTAACCACAAAGTCCCGTATTTAATCCCAAATTTTTTAGCCCAATCCTTTAGGACTAAAGACTCCCCTTCATGGGTAAATATTAAATTAAATGTACCTCTGTTTTTGCATTGGATATCTTGAGTGGTCCATCTACAATTATCAGGACTATATCCTTTTAAAGTATTTATTCGATCAACAGAATGTTTTGATGAAGGCCTTTTTCCCATATCTTTATAGAACGCATCAAAGTCATTAATCCAGCGATCACAAACAGTTATTTTATTTTCCTTATATTTACCCATATTTTCATTACAAGGCGCATAACATCGCGATTTCATGGCTTTCCATGCTTTATATTCTGGCATGTCATTTTTTCTCATTACATTTACTCATCAAAGTATTTTTTCATTTTGTCTATAACGATAAGCAAATCATTTTTTATTAACTTGTCATCAAATAAACCTATAGGACTTTTTGCATTATGTATGCCATCACTTTGAGTTAGAAAAAGATACTCATCTTCATTAACTTGTGTATGAAGAACAGTGGTAAATAAACCTTCAATAGTTATTTTTTCATCTAATAATTTTCCAATCGTTTTTACTTTTGACTGACCGTTACTATCTATTTCATTATGAGACAAAAAGAAAGTTAATAAATTATTTCTGCAACTTGTTGATGAGTTAATAATGCTCCAATAATGCATGCCCATTTCACTATATTTATCAAAACCGCGCTCACCAGATCGCCTCATGAACTCGTTTGCTAAAACGTATTGAATATCATCAATTATTAAAGTGGTTATTTCTGGACGTTTTTTATCGATCATTTGAATGCATTTAATAATTCGCTGCCAATCATCTGCTGCAAGATAGTTACCTTCTTTGTCATCCCATCCTTTAATAGAAGAATAAAGCTTTTTATATCCTTTAAAAGGTAATGGCTTATCAAGAACTGATATAATAAATGTTGATTTTGGATCCAAATTTCTAAGGGAGCTGCTTTTCCCGCTCCCGCTACGCCCTATTACTAACACTGTATTTGACATTACACGCGCTCCTTCAATGTCACACTCGCCTTACCTGGCTTCTTATCAATTAACTCGACTAATGCATCACGAATCTTTTTTGGAGCGTCTAGCATGTATTTGTCGCATAATCTCTTATCTATTGAGTAAGATACAGACTGCTTTATAGGATTGAAATCCTCTGGTAACTTCACACCACCAGATTCATATAGTTTTTTATTCAAGGAATAGACAAACGGCGTTTTCACCTCTATTTTCCATACATTATATTCATAAGTTTTTTGGCCTTCATGATTATGTTCTAACGCGCCTATGATTAATTCTGTTAATTCTTCTTTCTTAACCAACATCTTGGCAAGCTGCTTGTTAATCTTATCAAGCTCTTTAATACTGTCAGAAAAACAATGCTCTTGCGCAGTTATATCATTTAGTTGTTGCATTTTTATACCTCTTTAGCTTATGTGCTCCACGTCGGTATGACGTAAAACAAGCATAGTCCAATCATTGTAAAAAGTCAACTCATGGACTATACTATTTTCTTGTTTTGTTATAAAAAGGGAGCTGATGATTATGGATGAGAACAAGCTTACGAGGATGGATGATATAAATGAAAGTTGGGATGAATTTAATAATGAAACCTAAAGACGTAAAAAAATATTATGGTACCGCATATAACTTTAGAAAAATGACCGGTATGTCTATAAGTACCATGACTAATTGGTTTAAATGGGGTTTCGTTCCTGAAAATTCACAATACAAATTAGAGCGACTAACTAAAGGAAAACTTAAAACGGAGTGGACAATCGATGAGTGATGTAATTTATAACTGGTATCAGGCTACTATCAATCAACTTAAACTATGGATAGCGGATATAGAAACTGATAAAGAAGAGGCATCTGTTAGGATTGAAGTATTACAAGAAGCCATACGGGCTATGGAGCTTGCTTGTTTGAAACTTGAAGAAAGTAATGCTGGATTATCTCGAGCATGAAAATAACTATTCATAAACGGATTTATTTTTGGTATCGCGTCATGCGATGCCAACTCTCTCATGCTCATCAAACAGTAGAGATACATAATGAAGATGATGAAATATTTGCTAAGGCCAGTCATAAGCTTGGTAAATATAGGGGCTGCAAGAAATGTGATATTTGGAGAAAGGTTTAATGAATGATTTCATGAAAGAAGAGCTATTGGTTATAGCTCACGACTTGGGAATAGTTAATGATGAAGCAAAAACTTCCTACGACCACGCTTCTAGTGATTTCATTCTACGGCTGCGCAATAAAATCCAATCCATGATTGATGACTATTGTGAACATACGTGGAACTGTAATCCATATGACTTTGTGCTTTATTGTAGCAACTGTGGAGGGACTAAAAACAATCATAGACAATCAGCTTTGTTGGATAAATAAAAGGAATTTAAGTGACTA